AATGGTCATCGGCGTGTAAGTAAAATAATTTAAACTGTTAGTATTTTCCTCAGAGAAATCCAATTCAACATTTAAATTGTGACCATCCTCCAATTTTTGGTATTTTAGTTTACTTAAATCAGAGTTTAAAAAATTAATTATCTTGTCTGAAAATATTGGTCTATTAGTATTATAAAAATCAAACCAAAATTCTTCTTTCTTAATTAATTGATTATCATATATAACTAAATCAATAATATTAAAATTATCATAACCCAAACTATTAACCAAACTTTCATATTCAGTTTTAAACTTATTTAATAAGTCTGAAATATTTAATAAATCTTTTCTTGATGTCATACCATTAATCACAAAAAATCTACCACAATCCGTTACCTCAATAATGGTATCATATTTATCCTTTTCACTAATCTCTATCATTATATAATCAGCGAGTAAATTAACTAAACCTCTATTTGAATTTAAATTTATAAAACCCATATAACCTATTTTTAGTAATTAATAACCAAAAAAAAATAATATATAAATAGAAAAAGGAGGTATTACCTCCTTAAACTAAAAATTACTCAAAATACCACAAATTACTTTTTGTTGTAGTATTTTTCAACAACTTTACGAATTGACTCTTGAATCGAAGCGTTGTTTGTTTGTTGTGCTTGAACCTGAGCCAAAGTTTGGTTTTGGCTTGGCTGTTGACTTGAAACACTTTGTGTTTGATTTGCTTTATTTTTACATCCGCAACCCATGGTATTAAAGTTTTAATTATTGGTTTATTATACTAATAAATAGTACTAACATCAAATTAAATGTAAATTATCCAATAAAATTATTTTATTTTTGTGGTATTTATAAGTATGGGTAAAAAAGTTAGACTTAATGAGAGTGAGTTCCGTAATCTAATCAAACAATTGGTTGAACAAACCGAAGGTGAATATTATAAGATTGGCTCGAATGAATATATGGAATTGATGAAACTTTCTGGTTATCACGGAAAAGGTATTTCTCGTTTACCAAGATTTGAAGGTAAACCTTTATGGATTGAAGGTGATGTTAACTTATCAAACACACCAACGGATTCACTTGGTAATGTTGCAAATATTAACGGTAGTTTAAGTATTAATAATACAAACATTAGTGATTTAGGTGATACGCAAGTTAGAGGTTATGTTAGCAAAATTAATACTCCTTTACAAAGAAAGATTGACGCTGAAATACTAAGAAGGAAAAGGGCTAGTGCTTATGACAGAAGAGAAAATGAAGAATGGAGTATTGAAAACGCTGATGAGGTTGGGTTAAAAGCAAATGCTTTATTTACGTATTTGAATGAGGTGGGTGATATTGATGATGAAGAATCTGATGTTTACGATGTCATTCCCGAGACTTACGCCCACTATGGTTTACAAGTTTTTGAATTTTTAGGTCAAAACGCATCGTATGCTGTTGGTGATGAAGATGAGATGGACGCTGCGGCATTAAGATATGCGGAAGACTATATTGAGGATGTTGGGTTAGATGGGTTTAGACAAGATTATATTGATAACTATATTGATGGTGATTATGTCGCCGAATATTTTCAAGATTATTATGAAGATGATGTATGGAGTAATCCTGAAATTTACTTTGATGAAGATGATTACGAATTAACACCTAAACAAGAAAAAAGAATTAGTGAAATTGAATCTGAGATTGAAGATTATGAACGTCAACAACAAGAGTTAGATACCGAAGCCGAAGATTACGATGAATTATATGATGACTTCCAAAACCTAATAGATGATTTAGAATCAGAGAAGGATGATATTACACCTGACGAAGTCACTCAAGACATGGTTGATAATAAAGTTGATGAATTAATACGTCTAGTTAAAAGAGACCCTGTTTATTACATTAGAGATTTTGGGTTGGAGTTACAAAATTTTGTTGATAAAGATGAATTAGCCAAAGGTTTAGTTGACGACGATGGTTGGGGTATTATGAATAGTTACGATGGTACTTACGATTCTGTAACAGGTGAGGACGGTGTCCTTTATTATGTGATGAGAGTTGAATAAGACTACATAATTTAATAAACCTTTTTATATTTCTAATAAGGATGGAAAAAAGAAAAAAAAATAAAAAGGTTGAGTTTTTAATGGATACTGATTGGTTATTTGATGGTATATTAGATGCCGAACAAAAACAATACGTTTTATTAGATTATTTCCAAAAACTTAATAAACACTTAGAACGGATGGAAGTTTATCCGATGTTTATTGAATTGTCTTTACATTTGGGTAATATCCAAACATTAATTAATCAAAATAAAATTTTATATACTGATAAAAAGTTTTTAACTAATGACGATGAGTTATTAATTAGTGATTTAAAAGTTAAAGATATACCCGTATTGTCTGAGGATGAAATAGTTGAATATCATGAAATATTAAAAAATAGTCAACCACAACTTCATGATTATTTTGGTTTCGCAAAATCAATATGGTCCGTTGTTTATAATGCTGTTGATGTTGTATTAAAGAAGAATAAAAATAATATTAAAAGTAAGTCTGGATTTTTTTATTACCGCAGTGAAGGTGGTTTGTATATTTGGAATTATAAAATAACTAAAGTTTATAAAACTAAAAACCAAAATAGAACAACCACAAAGTTAGTTTATTTTGGTGAGGAAAATGATTTATCGATTCACGAAATTATCTCCAAAGTTTCTAAAACTTACGAAAAGAATAATGAAAGTACTTACCCAATATTTGAAATTGAGTGTAAAGATATATTTCCAATAGACGAAACTTTATTACCAATCTCAAAAAGAAAAATTATGTCGTTTATTAATCAACAAAGTAGGGTAAAAACTATTGAAACTAAAAAATTTATTTCTTAAATTTAGGTTATGGGATTTCACAAAAGATTTGTTAGTATGGATACAATCAATAGATACCTTAATGAAGGTAGGTCTCTTGATGAGTTATTTAGAGCCGACGCTTTCATTTTTATGGATGGTTTAGCGTCAGATGTATATCATTGGTATGATAAAGGTTTAACTGATGATGAGATTAAAAATAAACTAAATGAAAAGTATGACACCAAAACAGAATAAACTATTAATGTCTAAATTAAGACAACCTGTGCATATTTCATACATCTCAAAATATATTTTGAGAGAAAGTGTTGAAGAGACACAAAAAATTTTAAATATACTAGTAAATGAAAACCAAATTGAAGAAAGCCAAATATCGGAAGGATACTACGTGGTTAAAGTATCGAAGATTCAAGATTGATGGGTTAGGTACGCAAAAAATAATTACATTAGGTGATTACCATATTCTTATTGGTTATAATGAAAATATGTCATATATTAAATTTGGTGAGAATAAATGTGGATTAAAAATCACAACAACACAAAGTTTTTTAGAAAGAATTGGAAAAATAAAAACAATTAAAATAGGTAAATATTATATTTCAAAATTATGATAAAATTAGAATATATTTGGCTTGATGGTTATACACCAGAACCAAATTTAAGGAGTAAAATTAAAGTTGTAGATAAAAATATTTTTTTTAAAGATATTAAATCGTTATTGGAGAATATACCAGAGTGGAATTTTGATGGTTCGTCAACACAACAAGCTGAAGGTCACGATTCTGACTGTATTTTAAAACCTGTCAGAATTTATAGAAATGACAATTTAGATAGGATTTATGTTTTTTGTGAAGTAATGAATCCTGATGGAACTCCACACCCATCAAATCGTAGAGCTGTTATTAATGATGATTCAGACATTTGGTTTGGATTTGAACAAGAATATTTTATTAAAGAAGGGAAACAAGGTGTTATTTTAGGTCACACATTTAATTCTGAACCTCAAGGTAAGTTCTATTGTGGTGTGGGTACAAATGTTGTTGGTAGAGATTTTGTTGAAAAACACTTAGAAATGTGTTTGAATTATGGTATTAACATAACTGGAATCAACGCTGAGGTTGCTTTAGGACAATGGGAATATCAAGTATTTTCTATGGGAAGTAAAAAGGCTGGTGATGATTTATGGGTGTCTAGATATTTTATGGAAAAATTATCCGAACAATATGGGTACCAAATTGAATACCACCCAAAACCATTTGGTAAATATGCGGATTGGAATGGTTCAGGATTACATACCAACTTCTCGACTGAAAAAATGAGAGAAAAAGGTGGGGAAGACTACTTTAAAGCAATATTCCAATCTTTTGAAACAAGAAAAGACGCTCATATTAAAGTGTACGGGTCTGATAATGATATGAGGTTAACTGGTAAACACGAAACTCAATCAATAGATAAATTTAGTTGGGGTATTGCCGACAGGGGTGCGTCAATTAGAGTCCCAAGGAATACTGCAAAAGAATGGAAAGGTTATTTAGAAGACAGAAGACCCGCTTCAAATGCTGACCCATATGAAATAATTAAAGAAATTATTATTAGTTTAGAAATGGCTGACGAATTATCAGTTGCTCACCATAATATGTATACAAACGTCAGTACAAAAAATTTTGATGAGATTGCTTCAAAATATAATGGGTTTTTAAATCCTGAAGAACTTTTAAAGGAGTACAGGGATGAAGATAATTATGAATTGACTAAAGAAATGATGAATTCTAAATCTAATATTGATTCTACCGAGATAAAGTTTGAAAATAATAAAAATTAATATGGGGATGGGTTGTGTATGTGAGGGTAAAGGACCCTGTCAATGTAATTCAAATATAAATGAACAAGTGAACCACCCACAACATTATGGCGGTGAAGGTAATGTATATGAAGTAATTAAAGTTATTGAGGCGACAAATTTGGATTTCCATCTTGGTAATGCTTATAAGTATATTGCTAGAGCTGGTAAAAAAGGTAGTGATAAAGAAATACAAGACTTAAAAAAGGCTATTTGGTATATAGAAAGAAAAATTCAACTTATAGAAAATGGAAAATAAAGAATTATGGGATGACCCACAATTGTCTGACGGTGATATGGGTATTACAAAAGAGTCAA